CGTAGAACAGCGCGTTGTACCAATCCGCCCCCACCTGGTAGTGCTTGATGTTCAGGGTGGCCAGGTCCAGCAGGGGCGCCTTGTCCACGTCGGAATCGTTGTTGCGGGCACCGACAAAGGTGAAGGGGATCCGGTCCCAGGGCTGGCCATTGCCGCGCTTGGGAATGGATTCCTCATGGATCACGAACGCCCCGCCCGATTCCGGCTTGCGCCAGATGCGGACGATATACACGCCCTCTTCAAGGGAGAGCTGGCGAAACTGCTCGATGGCCTGAAGCCCGAAACCATCTTCCGTGGGCTCTTCGGCATGCTCATGGATCACCACCAGGGACAGCAAGTGGGCCCCGCCGATCTTGGTGGTGCGCCAGTTGATGATCTGCTCGGCCTCGTAGCTGTTGATGGTGGCCCGGATCAGGCCGGCGGCCTGCTGAGCGCGCGAGGCCGGCGCATCGGTGGTCGGGTAGTCCACCAGCAGGCCGGCGCGGCCCTTGCCGAGAACCTGGCCCAGCACCTCCTGGCTCTGCTGGTAGATGCTCACCCCGGCGCCGTCGGCATCGCTCTCC